CTGCACGGTCATGAACGACGAGCAGTTCAACGACTTTATGGGAGTGGCGACAGCATGAGCCTCGCAAAAACAATGAGCATGGGCGACCACGCGATCGACGTCGGCATCGCCGAGATGGACCGCGAAGAGTCGCGGCAGGAGCGGATGAGGAATTACACGGTGCAGCGCGCGAACGAAGTGTTCGAGAAGCGCATTGCAAGCATCAGCAGCGCTGATGTCGTCTTGGCGCTGGAGATCATGTCGACGCAGTCCCTGTCTGTCGTGAGGCTGATGGAGATTATCTTCTGCCGCGAAGACAGTACCGCGCAAGAGTTGCGCGAGATGGTCAAGGCCGCGCTCCTGAGAGACAGCATCGACATCGCGATCGCCGAATTCAAGGCGATGGAAGCAGAACCGCCGAGCCGGGAGCGCCACTGATGGATGCCACCGATCAAGAGCTCAACGACGTGCGCGCATTCCTCACCTACATGGCGATCTGCGGACTCGCAGTTCTTCTCGCCGGCTTGACCATCACCATCCTTCGAGGCTGACCATGAAACTTCTCCGCAAACTTTTTGCGCGCAACGACCGCCGCCGGGCGCGCGAATTCCTCCAGCACATCTGCGACGAGCGCGTCAAGGCACGCTGGGCGCTCGACGAGGCAAACCGCCGTGCGGACCGCGCGCTGCAGGATGCACAGGCGCTTGAGCGCGAGCAGTTCCGCGAGGAGTTCTTCGGCAAGCGCGACCCGGTTCGGTCGGCTTTCGTCGGGAGGCAAGCATGAGCTTCGCAGTCATCTGGTTCCTGAGCGCGGTCTTCTTCCTCGTCTTCATGCGCGGCGCCACGCGCTGATCTCGGCACAAAACATCAAGGGAAATCGTGGAATCCAAAGAACTGACCGTCATCGAGCGCGCTGCTATCGCGCTCGGCACGCCGGAGCATGAAAAGAAGTTGCGCGAACTGGTCACGCAGTCCGCATCGATCGTCGAGATCAAAAACCCCGATGCTCGCACGCAATGCCACTCGGCGTACATGGCGCTGAAGAGCGCTCGGGTCGGAATCGAAAAGGCCGGCAAAGATGCGCGCGACGACGCGACGAAGTTCAGCAAGGCGGTTATCGCTGAAGTCGATCGCCTGACGTCGATCACGTCGCCGGAAGAAGCGCGGTTGCAGAGCCTGCGTGACGAGTGGGACGAAGCTCGGGAAGCCGAGAAGCGCGCTGTCAAGGAAGCAGAGGAGCGGCGCATCGCGGCCATCCAGTCGGCAATCAACGACATCCGCTCGACGCCGGTTGACTACGCCGGCCGGTCTTCTGACGAAATCGACGACGCGATTGCTGGCCTGACGGGTGTCGCAATCACGCTCGATGTGTTCGGCGACCAGCTCGGCCACGCAGAAGTCGCGAAGACGGAGGCGCTAAAGAAGCTTGAGCAGATGCGTAAGGACGCCGTTTCGCACGAAGCCGAAGTGAAGCGGCTGGAAGCTGAGCGCGCAGAGCTCGCCCGCCTGCGTGCCGAGCAGGAAGAGCGCGAACGTCAGGCCCAAGCCGAGCGCATTGCGCGGGAAGCGAAGGAACGAGAAGCACGCCTTGCCGAAGAGGCCCGCATCCGCGAGGAGCGCATCCAAGAAGAGGACCGAATCCGCCGGGAGCGGATCGAAGCGGAAGCCAAGCTTCGCGCCGAACGCGAAGCGCACGAAGCCGAAATGCAGGCGCAGCGTGACGAGATCGCGCGGCAGCAGGCTGAGATTGCGGCCGAGCGGCGCAAGCAGGAAGAGGAAGCGGCGGCGAAGCGTCGGGCTGAAGAGGCAGAGCTGCTCGAGCTGCGTGAGGCACAAGAGAAAGCCGAGCGCGATGAACAGGAGCGCAAGCGCGCTGAAAACCGTGCCTTGATGCTGTCGCCGGAAGTGACAGGCGGTAACTGGCGCGTCGGCAAGCACAGCGGCTGCGTCGTAACGGATGCTCCGATTCCCGGTGCAGTCGGTTCTGGCCATACCGATGTCGAGTACTACGGCGGGAATCTCATTTGTGAAAGCGTGTATCGCCCCGCCGACGCGCGGCTGATCGCCGCAGCGCCACGCATGCACGCGTTGATTGCTCTGTTCGTTGAGACGATCACTGATCCAAAGAACGCCGATCACACGCTGGGCGCGTACTCCCACGGCGCACGTATCGCCGACGCGAAAGAAATCCTTTCCGAACTTGACGCAGAGTTCGAGCAACGAAAAGCAGTTCCCGCATAAATCCGCAACGCCCCGCCTAGTCTGGGGCAAGGAAAACTAATGACCACAGCACTCGCAACCCTCACTTCCAAGCTGGCCGCCCGCCTCGATATGGGCGACAGCTCCGGTTTGATGGAAACCCTCAAGGCGACGGCCTTCAAGGGCCAAGTAAGCGACGCGCAGATGACCGCGCTGATGATCGTCGCGAACCAGTACGGCCTCAACCCTTGGACGAAGGAAATCTACGCCTTCCCGGACAAGAACAACGGCATCGTCCCGGTCGTAGGTGTCGACGGATGGTCGCGGATCATCAACGAGAACGCACAGTTCGACGGCATGGACTTCGAGCAGGACGACGAGTCCTGCACTTGCATCATCTACCGGAAGGATCGGACGCGACCGGTGCGAATCACCGAATACATGAGCGAATGCAAGCGCGGCACCGGGCCATGGCAGTCGCATCCGAAGCGCATGTTGCGCCACAAAGCAATGATCCAGTGCGCGCGCCTCGCGTTCGGTTACGTCGGCATCTACGACCAGGACGAAGCGGAGCGCATCGTCGATATGGGAGTCGCGCAGGAGGTCAAGAAGAGCCCGACAGAGATCGCGCAGCGGGCGGCCGAGGCAGCGCGCCCCGAACGAACAGAGCGCCACGCGTCGATTATCGCGTCCCTCGAAACGGTGGCGAGAGAACTCGGATTCGAGCCTTTCAAGGAGGAGTGGTCGAAGCTGCCGAAGGACGACCGAGCGGCGATCGGTCTGCGCGAGCGCGATCGCATCGGAGCACTGGCCGGCCAGCCCGCGCCGGCCGCCACCATCGTCGACGCTGACGGCGTGATCGAGAACGGCGCGCGTCAGCCGGGAGCCGACGATGAGTGATGCGATCGACGGATTCAAGGACATGAAGGAGCATAAAAAGGCACTTCGCGCCAAGTTCGGTGTGTCATGCCCCCGGTGCGCTCAGGTTCGACCGCGAGCAACAGCATCGCTTCTCCTCCCTCAGCAGCGTTGCCGCGTCGACGGTTATATCGATCCGCGGCCCGAACTCACTAACGAAGAATGGAGCAGCGCATGGCCGACGTGATCGAACAACGCTCCGACGAATGGCGCGTCGCTCGCGCCGGCAAGCTGACGGCGTCACGCTTCGTTGACGCCATCGCAATGTCGAAGGTCGAACCGGGCGACGTCTACAAGACGGGGCCGAGGAAGGGTCAGCCGAAGCCGCAAAAGTCGCTCGCGAATCGCGACAAGTACATGCGCGAGATTGTTTTTGAGCGAATGTCCGGCATCCCCCGCCATGAGATCAGCGGACACGCGCTGCGGTATGGGACGGAGGTCGAGCAGTTCGCGCGTGAGGCTTACGAGCTGCACACCGGGAACATCGCCGTCGAAGCGCAGTTCGTCTGCCACCCCGACTATCCGTTCATCGGCGCGTCGCCCGACTTCCTAGTCGATGACGACGGCGGTGGCGAAATGAAATGTCCGATGGATGAAGGCGTGCACATCGGCACCTGGCTCGAAGGCGTGCCGCCCGATCACATTCCGCAAATCCAAGGCGGAATGCTCGTGACCGGGCGCAAGTGGTGGGACTTCGTTTCATACGATCCGCGTCAGTGCGAAAAGCTGCGCCTGTACGTGCAGCGCATTGAGCGCGACGACACCTACATAAACGGCGTCCTCCTGCCCGGACTGCTCCAGTTCAACGCCGAGGTCGAACAGATGATCGCCGAGTTGAATCGTCGCGCTGCCTGAATGCTACGGGGGAGCGGCCCGGCGCTCTAAATCCGGGACCTATTCCTAGATGGCATTGCCGCAGCGCCATCAACTTAGATTCGAACAAGAACGAGGACAGCATGACCAAACATACGCCCGGCCCGTGGTCGATCTGGACGAGCAATTCATTCCGCCGGATCGTCAGTGACGTCACACGTCGCGAGGTTCTTTGCGGGACCGTACAGCGAAGCGACGGCTGCCCTGACCTCTACTTCCCGAACGGCGGGCACGAAGGCCCGGATGCTCGATTGATAACCGCCGCGCCCGATTTGCTCGAATTCGCGGAACTGGTTTTGCGCGGGATCGAGTCCGGCCACATCAAGGCCAAGCCGTTTCTCGATATGAGCGCTCTCGTCGGCGAAAGCATCCCGATGCGCACGATCGGCGACGCCGCGCGCGAGGTGATCGCCAAGGCAACCGGAGAGAAAGCATGAGCACGAACGATTGCGGTCCGCGCAAGCACGACTACGAGTTCAAGGGCAACAAGACGTTCAAGAGCATGACGATGAGCGCACGAGGGACGACGGTTCGCTTCTCACAGAACGCCGTCTATAAGTGCAGAACCTGCGGAAAAGTTCGTCGCGGCCCGGTCAAGGTCGGCGAAGCGAACGATAGCTTGTGATCCGCCATCTCCACCCCTTCCGCGCGCTGCTCGACTCCCTAGAAGCCCTCGGCCGCGCGAAGGAACCGACGACCGCCCTGCTTCATCGAGCATGCGCTGCGTTTGTGGCGATGGTCGCGCAAGTCAGCGGAGAGCGCGTGACCGTGATGATTGGACAGGCTGTTATTGCACGAGGATCGAAATGAGCCGCCGACTTTGGACAGACGACGAGATTGAGAAGTTGAAGCAGCAATACCCCGACCGCGAGACAGCCGTTATTGCACGGTCGCTTGGCCGCCCGATCCGTCCTGTTTATCAGAAGGCGGCAAGCCTCGGTCTCAGGAAGTCACCCGAGTTCCTGGCTTCAACCCACAGCGGCCGGATCCAGCGCGGACGCACCGACGCTCGCATGATGGCGACGCAATTCAAGAAGGGGCAGGAAGCGTGGAACAAGGGCGCCAAGGGCGTATGTGGGACGCATGAGAACTGCCGACGCACCCAGTTCAAAAAGGGGCACCCGCCAGAGTCGAAGGCGAACTACGTTCCGATTGGGACCGAGCGCCTGAGCAAGGACGGCTACCTCGAGCGGAAGGTGACCGACGATCCCAATCTCGTGCCGGCGCGGCGGTGGATCGGCGTCCACCGGCTCGTCTGGGAAGCCGCGCACGGGCCGATCCCACCGAGCCACGCCGTGTGCTTCCGCCCTGGCCGCCGCACCGCCGACGCCGCGCGCATCACGATTGACGCCCTTGAGCTCGTCAGTCGCGCGGAGCTCGCGCGGCGCAATCACCCGGTGACGCGCGATCCCGAACTGGCGAAGCTGGTTCAGTTGAAAGGCGCAATCACCCGTCAAATGAATCGCATCGCACGCGAGGCTAAGGAGAAACAGTCGTGAGCAACAACATCAGCACCGTTCGCAAGCACCTGCTGGACACCCTTGCGGATCTGCGCAACCGCGAAAACCCGATGGAAGTCGAGCGCGCCCGCGCGGTCGCGGACGTCGCTCGTGTCCTGGTCGACAGCGCGAAGGTCGAGGTCGATTTTATCAAGGCGTCCGGAGCGACCGGCTCTGACTTCATCCAGCCCGGCGACGGCGACGAGAAGCAGCCGCAGCTGCCGAACGGCATCACCGGCATTCGTCGGCATCAAATCAAATGAAGCCGCGCGCCCTACTGGACCGCGCTGCCGCGATCATCGAACGAGAGGCAGAGGGAATCCGAGCCGCGCACGGCACCTTCGGTCGATGGGATGACTGCCGAGAGGCAAAGCGCGATCACGACGAAATGCTGCGCATCGCCGCGCAGCTTCGCCAGGCAGAAGCATTCGACGCCTGATGGATTGGCGAAACACCTATTGCGAGAGAGAAAAAATGAAACTGACAGCGAATGCAAAAGGCACGGACGCCGCCCGTCGCTACCTTTCGGAGATGCTTCAAAAGGCCATCGGTGGCAACGACTTCGACGCCTACATCAAGAACGAACTAGCCGGCGATTTTGCGTGGAACCTCGTGAACACGCTTCTCGCTGCATCTGTGTTTCCGGACGCGCCCAATCCGAGCGTTGAACCGGTGGCGAAGTATTTGGTTATCGCGATGGACGACGACCAGCGGGGACACCCGGTTTTCTGCGCCGACGAAAACGCCCTGCACAGCGCCGTGCGCGAGTGCATGTTTATGGAAGGCGTCGAGCTAGACCCCGAAGAGAACGAGCAGGTAGCCGGGACCGTGAGCGCACTGATCGAAGACGGCCATGTGAGTTTTGAAGGCGATCCGGGCATCCACCTGTACCACTTGCCCGAAGGCTACGCCGCCCCTCTCGCCCAGTCCGCAGAGCAAGACAGGATTGATGCGGAGCGGTGGCGCATGGCACGCAAGAAGCGATACATCAACCGCAGCGTCGATGAGCATGAAATCGACACGTTCATCGCCAAGGGAGCGAGCAAATGAAGCTGACACCTTGGTTTCCCGCGAGAATCAAGCCTGCGCGCGTAGGCGTCTACGAGGTGTTACTCGAAGTTATTGAGGATCGACTAGGCGGAACAGCGACAGAGCAGGGTTTCTGTTATTGGGGTGGCGATATGTGGGCGGTAATCAAATCTACGCCGGACGAAGCCTACACGAGACGCGTTATGGTTGGTTCGCAGCATAAAGCATGGCGTGGTCTGGACAAGGGAGCGAGCAAATGACTGACGCCGAAATCGATCAACTTATTGTGGATTCGTGCCATAGCGATCCGCACATGTCCACGCCCGGCGAATATTGCTTGACCATTGCCGAGGTCCGAAAGATTCTCGAATCTCGCGTATTGGCGGAGAGGAAACAAGAGCCGAACTACCGCAAAGAACTGGCGGAAGCTATTGGCCTGCCAGACGTGACAATCGACGGTAAGCCGCGAGGGTTCTCGTGGTCGTACTTGATTGCCGTAGCTCGTGACTATGCGCGGGATGATGCCCACCCCACGCCGGATGATGCAATCAAGCAAGCCCTCGATGCGCTGAAGGCCGCGAAGCAGTTCATCGAAAACGGCGTGGAGTTCGGCTATATCCGCATGCCTGACGCCGACACGCCCGACACGGCGCATGACACGTTGCCGAAAATCAACGCAGCCATCGCAGCTATGAAAGAACAGAAGGAGAGCGGGGAATGAGCACGAGATCGAGCATCAAGTGGCGCGAGAAGACAGAGAGCCATCCCGGCTTCCATCTCTACGAAGACGCGCTCGACCGCGAGCCGGATGCGCCGGTCTATCTGGAACTGGACGGCATCGAAGCCAGTATGGAGACGGCGCGCGGTGGTGCGTCAGTCGTTCTCGTGCTTCAGCGTGAATTGGCGTGCGCTCTTGGCGTGCTACCCGCGAAGGCGCTGCAAGACGCGCAGAGCGATTCAACTGACAGACCCAAAGTCGGTCAGTCTCCCGACGCCCTCTACACGATGGACCAGATGCGCGACTACGCGCAGAGCTTTCACCGTTCGCGGATGGAACACCTACGCCCGCGGTGGGTGCGCGTCGACGATCGATTGCCGGAGCGCGAACAGACCGTGCTCGTGTTCCGTCCCGATGCGCATCATCGTCCGGCGTGCGACCCGACCATCGATGTTCGGGAATACCTTGGAAATGGCAAGTTCCGAAGCAGCCACGAGGTAACACACTGGATGCCACTGCCAGCCGTGCCAACCCGAAACTCCGATGCGAGTTCTGCCGCGAAATCAGAGATTTGCGACGCGTCGAGCGTGGCGAGCAAAGAGGAGCCGACATCGTGAAGATCATCCGCCGGGGCCAAGTCCCCGACGAGCGCGTGTACCGCGCCATCTGCAATCGCTGCAAAACTGAAGTCGAGTTCGAGCAGCGCGAAGCGACCTATCACCCAGATCAGCACGATGGTGACTTCTTGTCGATCGCCTGCCCGGTCTGCAAGTCTCAAATCACGAAGGCAGCCTGACCATGAAAAATAATCGAACCATCAGCCGTCTCGCAATCATCGCCGCGCTGGCTTGTGCTTCGCTCGCCGGCTGCAATGACGCCGACATCGCTTCGAGCAACCTGTCCAAGGCTGCCGACAACTTTCAGATCCAGCGCCGGATCGTGTTCTACAACACGCAGAGCGACACGGTCATGCTTACCATCGAGGGCTTGTGCTCGCTCGGCAATCAGGACAAGAACGGCGAGCTTTCGGTGGTATGCAAGACAGGTGCGAGCCGCTTCCACAAAGAATTCCTTGGCCTGTCGCGCAACGTCACGTACGTGGTCCAGCAGCTCGAAGACGCCGACGTGAGCGACTACCACTACAAGGTGGTCTGGAAGCCTGCGGCTCTCGTGCCGAACATCGAGATCAAGTGATGTGCGCCCGCTGCGGCAGTCTGATGCTCGCAGAGCACGCCGGCGGATGGTGGCTCTGCATGGTGTGCGGGAACAACTGGAGGGAATGACGTGGAGAGAAAGGATGAGGCTCAGTTCTGGGAAGACGCTTTGTTGCGCGTCCTGCCCTTCGCAATGGGATGCCACGGGTGGAAATACGGTGGCGAGCTAATCAACAACGTTGACCAGCGGGTGTCGCTCGCCGCTCGTATCGCCGACCGCGCCTTAGACAAGCGCCTCGATCGGTTTGGCGAGAAGCTGTATTGCTGCTCGTTTTGCGGCAAAAACAAGGACGAGGTCTTACAGCTCGTCGCGGGGCAAGACGACGCGATGATTTGCAACGAATGCATAGCCGTCGCGCAGGAAATCGTTAGCGCCACCGGCGGCAGCAAGAAGCCACTATGACCAGCAACATCGAAGAAATCGTGCGGCGGAGCCGCGAGTATCTGGAGAACAACGATGAGTGACACCTTCCTCTCACCGGAAGAAGTCGCCGAGCTCACCGGCGTGAAGGTCGGTCGCCGCGGCAAAACGCGGGAAGAACTGCAGGCGGAGTGGCTGCGAGCATCGGGCATTCCGTTTTGGACCAACGCCCGCGGACGCCCGATCATTGCGCGCGCCGCGATCGAAGGCCGCACCTCGCGCGAAGAACTGCCGAAAAAGAAATGGCAGCCTCGTTTGATGATTGCCGGATAAGGATATGGGCCGCAAGCCGACTCGAAATCACAATCTTCCGCCTGGCATGCGCGCGCGCCATCGCGGCAAGAGCACGTACTACTACTACGACCACGGTGGGAGCCCGCGGAGGGAAGAGCCGCTCGGAAAGGACTTCATCCTCGCGGTGAAGCGATGGTCTGAGATCGAGCAGGCACAAGTGCCGAAGGGACTGGCGCCGACGTTGCGCGCCGCATTCGACACCTACATTCGCGACGTCGTCCCGCTCAAGGCGCCGTCGACGCAGCAAGCCAATCTCGTGCAGATCGGACTGCTCCTCGAGTTCTTTGGCGACGACGCACCCCTCGATGAGATCGAGCCGATGCACGTCAAGCAGTACATGCACTGGCGCTGCCGAAAGGCCATCGAGTGGTATGAAGCGAAGAAGCGCGCAATTCCTCCGCGCGCGGGCCAGGTGCGCGCCAACCGGGACGTCGAGGTGCTGTCCCACGCTTTCAACCATTCGCGGGAGATCGGGCTCACCAAGGCCGCGAATCCGTGTCTGGGAATCAAGAAGTACGTGGAGTCCGGCCGCGACATTTACGTCGAGGATGAGATCTACTGGAAGGTGTACGACCAGGCGGACACCCCGACGCGCGATGCCATGGACCTCGCCTATCTCACCGGTCAGCGGCCGCAAGATACCCTGCTGCATGACGAGCGCGACATTCGTGACGGCTTCCTGCACATCCAACAGGGTAAGACGCAGAAGAAGCTCCGCATGGAGGTCACGGGCGAGCTCAAGACAGTGATCGACCGGATCCGCGCGCGCAAAGCCGGTCTGAAGGTCGTCAGCACGGCGATCATCGTGAATGAGCAGGGGCAGCGCATGACGCTTGACACGCTTCAGCGACGATTCCGCGACGCGCGACGCGCAGCCGGCGTCGCCGACAAGGATTTCCAATTCAGGGATCTGCGGGCGAAGGCGGGAACGGACAAGACCGACAGTTCCGGCGACATTCGGCAGGCTCAGAAGCAGCTCGGCCACACGTCGGTCAGCATGACGGAGCACTATGTGCGCAACCGGCGCGGCGACAAAGTGAAGCCGACCCGCTGAAGATTTTTGCGGAAATGAACGCTTTTTGCGGAAATCGGGGCGCTGAGTTTTTGGGCAATCGCGACAGGCGAGAGCCTGATGGCGGAAGGCAGCAGGAGTCGAACCTACCTGGGAGTGTCTGACACCCCCAACTGGGTTTGAAGCCCAAACAATTTACCATTAAAAGCATAGCCTTAGCCTCGCTTTTATTCCGCAACAAGTCGTTTTATGCTGCCCTGAGAAGGCCGTCCCGCTTGGATGTGATATTTTTTGCGGAACGGTTTAATGCTGAATTTTTGATGGCAGCTCTTCGTGATCGCTAGATCGTGTGCGGGATCAGCCGCTTCGCGTCAATACGGGTTTGCGATGAAGTTCTTGAACGCCGTGAACCCTGCCCGCTTCGTGACGCCGTCTGCCTGATAAATCCCCCAGTTTGACGTAGTCGTATCCGTGCCCTCGCCTGCCGGGTTCGGGAAGTGGGCATAGATGAAAGCACCCTGAATGTTGAAGGCGACCCGATTCGAGTACCACGTGTGGCACCACGTCGGAATGCTCGAGGACTGCGTGGTCTCGTCCATCGCCAGACCCCACTCGGTCACGAAGATGGCAGCGCCCGGCATCTGCTGGTTGTACTGCTGGAACACGTTCACGACATGGCCCGACTGTCCTGCTGAAGTCGGGTTGCCCATGTTCATGTACCAGTGCGAACCGGCGAGACCTTGCGGACGTGGCGTGCGCACCACGTTGCCGTTTCGGTCCGTCCCGTTGTGCAGCATCGATCCCATCACATAGCCGAACCCCGCGCCGGTAGCGAAGCCGCAGATCGCGTCCGGGATGTTGACGCGGATGCCGTCTTCCATCCCCGCATTCCACCCGCAGAACGCTTCGATCTTCGTTGCGTCATAGTCCATCGGACGCGAGCCGTCGATGTACGTGCCATCGGCCACACCGTTAAGCGCCACCGTGCGAAGCGTCGGGCCGTTGCCGCCGTCAGTGCGGCAGTGGTAGTCCCGCTCGTTGGAAGTCTCGAAGTATTTGCAGTATCCGACCAGGTTGGCGCTGATTTGCTGGCCGATCGTCTTCGCCTTGCCATAGGCCGTCGCGAACGAGTCGGTGAGCGTGATGTCCAGATCGATCACCACGAACGGCTCTACCCCTGCAGCTCGGAACGCGGAGAAGTACGGCTGATACGCCAGTGCGTCCGCCGCGCTGTTCAGGTTGGTCCGATACCAGCCGATGCCCAAGTCCCTAGCCGAATCCACATACGTCTGGACCGTCCAGTTCTGCGGGTAGTTGTTGACTGGTGCCGAGCCATTCCCATACTTGATGTGAATGTTCGAGCCAAAAATCGACGCGACCTTTCGCACCGATTTCTTCCTAATCGGGAACGTATAGACGCGGTCGGTCATTGGACGAGCACTCCCACAAGCGTCCACGTGCCGGTGGCAAGCGTGGCATCAGCAGTCGCGGGGCCTTGCAGCTTCAGAACGTCGCCAGCGGCATAGTACGCGTCGCTCGTCATGCTGAGCGTTGCCGTGGTCGCGCCTGCTGCGATCGTCGCGGTGGCAATGGCCGAACCGTTGCGATACAGCGTGTAGACCGTCTGCGCCGTCGCAGGAGTTGCGAAGACAACCGAAGATCCAGACAGTCCTGCCTTAAGAACGAAGGCTTGTCCGACGGAGAAAATCTGCGCGACTTCGTTGGGGAGGAGGCCCGCGATGCCGAGATAGAAGGTTGCTGTTCCTGTCGTCGTGTAGGTTGCAGACGTCGTGTACTTGAAGCGAACCTGACCGCCCTTCGACGTGCCTGACCCCTTGTTGTATTGACCGGAGCCGCCCGCCCCGCCGGGGAAGCCACCGTTGCCCGCGTAGTTGAAGACCCCGCCCGCAGTATCCGAACAGCCGCCGCCACCGCCGCCGCCTTCCTGGTTGTCCGCACCATTGGTCGGCGCGACCGCGTTGTTGCTCAGATTCGGAAGCCCGCCAGCGCCACCGCCCGGGGCCGTTCCGCCCACTGCCGCGCCATTGGTCTCCGATCCTTGCGCGCCGTTACCGCCATTTCCGGTGGGCGTTGCCGCCGATCCACCGCCGCCGCCCGAGGTGCCGCCGGCATCTGCGCCGCCACCTGATCCACCCGAATACTTCACGTCGCCGATGCCGGCCGATGCTTGGCCGCCGAGAACGGCAGCCGTCGAGTTCTGAACGCCGCCCGAGCCACCCTTCGCCAAGCAGACTGACGCGCTCAGCACCCACGTGTCGCCGCCCGCAGCGCCGGCAGTGCTTGAGGAAGTCCCGCTCGCGCCGGGAGCGCCAATGTTGAAGTTGTAGACGTTGGTCCCGCCCGGCGTGAACGAAGGATTGTTCTTCGCCGAATAGGCGCCGCCACCGCCGCCGCTGCCCGGGCCGTAGCCGGGACCGCCTGCTGCGCCCCATGCTTCGGCTACAGCAAACGCAGTTGCCGTCGTGGGAAGCGAGAACGTGCCGGCGCCAGGCGTCGTGTAGACGACGAGGTTCTGCACCGTCGCCGTCACCGTGCCAGTCGTGCCTCCCGATCCGGCCGCGCCGTCGGCACCCTGATATGCCACGCTATAGGACGTGACGGTGCTCGAGTCGGTGAGAGTCAGCGTCGTGCGCGTCCAGAGGTTTTGCCCTTTAGTCACCGCCGGGATGGTCGGAACCCACGTTCCGGTCGGCGTGACCGTTCCCGATGCCGACGCCTGATAAGCGACGGCCGTCGACGCGATGCTGGTCGTCACGCCCGACTTGCTCACGTATGCGGCGAGCTGCGCCGCCGTCATTTTCTTCTCGACACCGCCTTGCGCTGCAAACAACACATCGGAATCCGAAATTGTTCCGGCCGAGTCGAAGTCTTTCAGCTGCTTTCCCGTAGCCATGGTCTATGCCTAGAATGGAGAATGCCCACTTCGCGTGGGCTTGGACTTGTTATCCAACGACTTCGACTGAATACCGCTCGAGGTTCATCTGGTCGGTCGCTGTGCCGACCTGCGCATAGAACTCGAGCAGCTGGTCCTGCGAGGTGTCGACGGCGAGCGTGACGAGCGGTGAACTGACGTTCCCGGGACTGGCTTGCGTCGAACCCTGCACCACTTGCGCGGTCAGAGAATTGCGGTTCTGGATTTCGATCTCGACTTTGACCAGTGTGTTGGCCGTGAACCCCGCGGAATAGATCACGGTTCCGCCAAAGTAGACGCGCGCCGTCTTCGTGTTGGCGTTGTTCGGGAAGGAAAACAGCGCCACGACACGCAGCATGCTGTTTTTCCCCATCGTGCCGCCGGGGATCGTCACCTTCGCAACCTGGTTGTTGCCGGTGTTGAGGCCGTTCGGCGCCTGCGCGCCGCTGACGAATACCGTCTGCCTGCCGTTGACAGGCAACCCGGCGACGGCCGCCAAACGCGCGAACTCCGCATAGGTGAGGTTCATTGCTTCACCCACGCAGGATTGCCTGACGGTTTTTGGGCACCGTTGACAGTCGTGTACGCGTACGTCTTCACCCACGAACTTCCCCCGGCCGAGATCGTCTCGGTGGAGATGGTTCCGTCAGGGTTGAAGGCGTACGTCGACGGATAGGCATCCGTGTCGATGAAACCGGCCGGTACTGCGCTGGTGTAGATGATCGCCATTTCTTCAGTCCTTCTTCGAGGGGCAATTTTTCAAGTACGCAAGGTCATGTGCGTAGATCTGCTGTTTCGTTTCATACGAGTCCGCGGCGCTCGCTGTGATCGGCTTGACCCAGTCGCAGGCCGTATCGATCACGCGAATGGATGGCTCAGGTGTCGGCGTCGTCGCGCATCCAGCGATTGCCAGTACGCAGCACGTAAGGATGGCCAGCCTCTTCATTTGTCGCTCCTGAGCGCACCGATGGCAGCGAGCTGTGCGTCGATGTCTTCTCGCGGCACAGCCGCAGCCTGCTGATCAGCCTGCTCGCGATTGACGACGGCCTGTTCTCCGGCCGCAGACGCCGCAGCGTTCGCTTGATCGACCTGGCTCTGCTTCGCTGCAACAGTTGCGGAAGCCCTTGCTTCGACTTTCGACGCCTGCTGATGACGAAAAAAGCCGAAGGCGAGACCTCCGGCTCCGAACAGTGCGCCGATGATGGCGCCAAGATGCGCGACCAGAAACGTAACGATGAGAGTCATGCGGTCACTCCTAAAGCGATCTTGCAGGAGGCCCATAGCGCTTCTCGATCGGCGAGGCCGTTGATGCCGCCGTTGATCTTTCGCGTGAGCGTGGTGAAGTTCGAGACGTATGCGTTCAGGCCATGCGCGTACCAGAACCACGCAGCTGACATCGCGGCGTTGTCGGTGAGCTCGAGCAGAGACGGATTCGAGACGAAGTCGATACCGAGTCCCTTGCTGACGGCCGCATAGTTAGCGCGCCCCGTAATCTGGATGAGGCCGCGCCCGAGGAACCGCTTGCCGTCGCCGGGCTGGGTGTTACCGAGGTCGAGCCGTCCCTCGTACTTCGACTGCGCCGGCGTCGGCCCCCAGATCTCCCGCACGTACACGAGCTTCCCCGACTCGTGCGCGACTTGCGCCAGAAACGCGGCGCGCTGCTCGGGCGTATCGATGGCGAAGCGGACCATTGCCTGTTCGAGAGGACCGGTCCAGACCATCGCTCGCGAGACCGGTATCGAAAGCGCGCTCGCAAGCGCCTCCGTCGTTAGCTTCCATGCGGGGGCGACGACCGGAGCCGCCGGCAGCGGGACGGCCGGCATCGGCGGCGGATCGGCTTCAACCTCTGGCAACGTTGCTGGAGCGGGCGTCTGGCGCTTGAACAGCCCGAGGAGCGTGTCGATCCAGCTCATTGCGATGCGGCCGGCGTCACCGGCTGAGGATTAGCCGCTGCCGTCTGTTCACGCAGCTCGTACTGCTTCACGATGCGCGCGAGCGGCACCGCAACCGAGCAGGCGATCGTGAGCAGGCCGAAGACGTTCTTCGGGACGAATGCCTGAATCATCGGCAACTGGTCTTGGAACTGCGCGAGCGCGCCGAACAACGTCGCCAGCATGCCGAAGCGCGAGGCCCACGACTTAAGCAGCACGGTGCGCGCTTTGCCGACCAGTTCGAAACGAATAGACATGACTTCTCCGCCGCGCAGGGCTGCGCGTCAAAAACAGGTTGAGGGTGCGATTACCGGCGGCTGCCGGCCCAAGGTGTCGGCGGGACTGCTGCCGTCGGACGGGTTGCCGTTTCAAGCTTCTTGCCGACCGACTTCACGGCGCTTGCTGCCTCGTCGGCTTTGACGACTGCGACGTTGACCTTCTGGTCGACCTTCTCGACGGTCTGCTTAGCGTCAACGGCCGCTGCTGCTGCGACCTTCGATTGCTTCAGCATTGCCGCTGTCCGTTGATCGTTGATCTTTGCGCGGTCCCCGAGAAAGCGCAGCGTATATGCGGCGAGCTCGTGCGTCTCGTCCATCTGGATCTTCAGGTCGGCCAGCGACTGGGCGCTTTGCTGATTCAGCTGCTGAAGCTGCTGCACCTTGCCTTCGTATTCGGCGACGCAGGCGTTCCGGGTTTCAGCGCGGACTTCGGGGAATCGCTTGATGTAGCCTGCGCGCTCGTTGTTCCAGTTCGTTCGCTCGATCGACATGCCCCACTGGCCGATGAAGAAGCCGACGGCCGCGACGCCGAAGAGCCCGCACATGACGCAGATTCCGACCACCCACCAACGCCAATCACGAACTCGAGACATCTGTATCCCTCCCCTTGTCGACCGCCCGCTCAAGGCGCTCGATCCGTGTTTTCAGTTCAAGGACTTCCGCTTCTGCGCGCTGCGCGCGCCGGTTGGCTTCATCGGCCCGCTGCTCCGCAGATCGCATCAATTCTTCCGCTCTGTCGGCGCGTTGCACGGCAAGCAGCTCGCGTGCTTCGGCGCGGCCCGCTCGCTCCTCGGCAAGAGTCGCGAGACGCTCGAAGCGTGCGATCGCCTCCACCTGGCCGGCAGAGTCAGCTTTCGTGATCTGCGCCTCGCCCTCGCTCTCGGCTTGCCGACGCCGGTCGATCTGCCGCCACATGCGGCCGCCGACCCAGAAAGTGGTGACGCTGCCGAGGGCAGTCACAATGGACTTGACCCCCTCGTTCCAGAATTCAGACATCCGGCTCTACCTCGCGTATGCCGCTGTGGGCAATAAAAAAGGCCGCTCTATCGGCGGCCTTAGAAAGAACGTGACTGCGGTTTTCAGCAACAGCCGGACTAGGGACGCTACCCGATCTGGATTTGCTATTATTTCGGCGTTTAAAAACTAAACTATGGCCTTTGCAGATGAATGCATTCAACGTGAAGCATGTGTCCGAGGTTCTGGAATTGCGGGACGAGATCGTCAAAAACGTGAGGCAGAACGGGTATGCAGTGCTGCGTGGGCTTTTTGACCGCGATGAAATCGGCGCGTCCACGCGCGCCGTTTATCGGCATGCCAACAGCGCAACGCATCGGGCTTCATCAGGAGTTGCGCCTGCCGACATACGCGAAAACATGACGAAATGGTCTATCGGAGGAAATAGCACGACGCAAACGGGCTTGCCTCGCTTCATGCTCACCGTCTATAACCCTCTGTGGCAGGCCGATGAATGGGGGCTGCGTGGCACGTTTGAGCGTGTGATCGCAATCCGCGACTCGTTAGCGGACCGCGATGTCCAAACCGACGAATCGCTCGCGCCGGACAGATACAACGGCTGCCGAGTTCAAATCTATCCATCAGGCGGCGGCTTCATGGGCTCCCATGTCGATTCGCGCGCCGTATCGAATTTGGCTCCTGAGAAACGTGAGACCTATATTCAGATGGTCTTGCTTATGACGGAACGAGGAACCGACTATCAACACGGCGGCGCTTTTGTGACGCTGAACGGCGAGGTAATCGATTCCGAAGCGAACGCCAAACTGGGCGACGTGCTCGTGTATGACGGAAACACAGATCACGGCGTTGCCGACATTGATCCATCGGTCTCATTCGACGCGAAGGACTTGCGAGGACGCGCCGTTGCCTTAGCTACCGTCTATACACGCTAGCGCACGACGCATGGACTTACAGCGCTTGAGGCGCACTAGGCCATGCAGGGTCCCTCTGCGTGAGATCGACCCGATTGACAGCCACTCGATACTGCTTCCATTGCTTGAGCAAACTCGTTTCGGCGCTCGTTGCCTCGTCGAGATCGACGGCGTCTTGCAGTGGAGCAATCGAAAGCGCCGCACTCGCAAGCAAGCCATCGCGGGTCGCAGTGTTCTGTGACACTGACCCTTTCGTCGGATCGTGAGCCGCGTACACTGCATTTACCCCGTCGATGACAGACTGCGGCGTATCATCGAAAAACTCGATTGTCCCGTCTGGAGACCACGTGAAGTGCTGACCAATGAGGCCGCCATAGGCCGCAAGTTCATCAGAGAACGAAGGCCCGATTTCTTTTTGATCCATGCCAATCACCCGAAGATATTTACGGTGTTCTGAATATTGTTGACTGCCAACGTGCCGCCATTAGTACCTACGTTAGTCAGCAACGTGGAATAGTGGTAACCCTCGGACAATCCGCCTAATGCACCAGTCTGGGTGACAATTTGATTCCACGAGGGCTGCAGCACTACGCCATTGCCGGGTCCATATGGGGTTGAGCCATCCATGTAAAGCTGGAAGTTGAGAGTCGTCGCGCTCGGCGTTCCGCTGGTCTCCGTTCCGTATGAGCTCCAAGTGGCGATAGGAACGTCGTCAGACCACGCCAAAAACTGGGTTCGTGCACTGGAAGTCAATTCGGCTGAAGCTGTGTTCGTAAAGCTGAACGGGCCAGCGATCGCATTCGTAGCAACGATCTTGCGTCGGTTGAACCAATTAAGACAGAACCGAGTTGCGATGGCATCGACGAACTGCGTGCTGGCGGTCGTGTACACCATGCCGACGAGCGTTTTAGTCGCGTCGCCATTCATTACTACAACGCCATTCGAGGCCGTCACGTAGCCGGTCGTCGACAGAGACAAAGCCGGCGTAGCGGTCGTGCCGCCGAGATAGACGTAATACTTGGTCGACGCTGACAAACCGCTCGCCGTATAGGTAACGCCTGCGGTGGGGAGCTGCAGCGGAATGCCATTAACGATGACACTATTGCCGTTGTACGGCGACAGCAGTAGCGTTGTTGTGCTCGAGACGGAAAGTCGGCACTGGCCATGCGCGGCTGGAAGCGCGGCCTTCAAGTTGGCGAGCAGTGTTGCAGTTGTTCCGTCGTCTACTGCGTTCGATCCAGTTCGATCGGAGATGAATTGGGCCAGCACTGCGGCCATGATGCTTGACTGGCGCCACGTCTTATTCAGCGCCGCCGACTGCGCGATGCCGGCGGAATACCCATTCGAGATGGCAGTCAGTGCCGCATAGGCAGACTGTGACAAGACGTTGGCGCCGCTGCCCACTGCAAACGGAAGGAAGTCATTCGTTGCCATTGATGCTCCATATGGTCAAGCGGCGACGCCAAAGGCGCCAACGTCGAAACCGGAAATAAAATTGTTCTCTACGTCGAACCCGAACAGTGGGCTCCCCGAGTTCGATGTCACGTAATAGCCGTTGATATGAACGGCCTCAGGCTTGAGTGGGATGTATCCACCGCGAAGCAACGCCAAGAAAAGCGTGCTCGGCACGTTCCCGGCGATGCCATAGGTGATCGACATGTCGCCGTTGTCTTGGATAAAGACATACGTCGCGTCCGCGCTTGCCTGCGGCACTTGCCCCGCAACAGCCACAAGCGATGAGGTCGTCGTATCGAAAGTGACGAGCTGAGAGCCGCCCGAAAGCTCGACGGTGAATCCGGTTACCTGGATGCTGGCGGCACCGAAAATGCCGTTCAGAATCGCCGCTGATGTGCCGAGTGTCCCGTCCCAATTGTTCGCGCCGATCTTTGCGCGTATCAGAAGCCGATACGTGTCATCGTCCAGCGAACTGAGGCCAGTGGTTGGATCGAACGGTCCTTGCCAGACGCCCTGATCGAAACCGAGATTCGCGGTGTCGAGCGAGAAATAGACGCCGGTAATTGGGGTTTTCACATTGCGCGTTATGCCAACCCATTCGCCAACCGCGTCGAGCTGCACGCCTATCGCGTCGTCTAGGTCGAATTCAAACGGTATGCCGATAACAGCGTTCTGCACGTCGACAAAGCATTGCGCAATCGCCGCAAGAGTTGCTACGAAGCGCGGCTTGTCGGCGTGCTCGCTTGTGATGAGCCCGGTGTAGTCGCTGACTTGCGCCATATCAAGAAACCGTAAGGGTTACGCTCGCAGGCGTCGCCGTTGCCGACTGGTTGAAGGCAAGGGAGACGTCTGGCGTGCCGACGCCGCCCGGCCCCGTCAATGTGAGCGACGTGATCTTGAACGTATTGCCGCCCGCCACATTCTTCGCCGCCGCGATGCACGAGTCCCACTCGACCGCGCCTGCTGAGCCTCCGCCGATTGCAACCGAGTTGATGTAATCGGAAATCGCCTGCTGGACCGCTGCGCCCGTCGCTGATGAATAGCCCGACAGCGCCTTCATGGACACCGCGACTGTGATGGCCTGCGGAGTCGGCCGGAAGAAATTGATCGGGTGCGGGATTCCGTAGACGTCCGTCACCGTGACCGTCGTCGTACCGTATGTGCCTCCGCCCGGCGTCTTCTTGGCCGCGATGGCGTTGGCGATTGCCACAGCGTCGCCGCCCTCGACCACGAATGCAACCGTGTGCGCCTGGATGCCGTTCGTATCGGTAACGTTCGTATCGTTTTCGTATGCCGCGGTGCGCGTGACGCCGGGAACGCCTTCCACCGCACCGACCATGCCGTCGAGCACGGTGAGCGACGGCAGCGCCGTCGATGATGCCTGCCGCACACGGAGATCGGCGTCGGTCTCTACCGGATTTCCTTGCGCGGCGGCGCTTGCGTTCGTCACCGTCTGCCATCCGCGCGTGGGCGTCGATATTGTCGTGACCGTCCCGGCCGCCGCGCTGATCGCGCCAGGCTGCTCGCACGTCGCCGTAACGACGACTTGACCGCCAGCCGGGATAGTCACCGAAGCGGGAAGATCCCACTTCACTTGATTCGTGTCTTGCACTACGCCGTTCGTGATCGTCGTACCGGCCACGCCCACAAGCGTCACGTCAACGGTCGATGCGCTGGCGATCGCGCGCGCGATGCCGTTGATCTTCACAACGCTCGACAGGTTCGCACCCTGCGCCGTTGCTGGCGAAAATGCGTTATAGACGGCAATCGCAGCGGCGTTCGCGTCGTTGATCGCGCTCGCAATGATCGCGATCCACTGCCCGTCCTTGCTGTCGCTTTCGAGATAGACGTCCGGCCCATAAATCGCTTGGTACTGCGCTTTCAGGTAATCGAGCACGTCCGAATAGGTCGGCGCGGTGATCCCCGTCGCGCTGATAGTCGGCGCTGTCGTCGTGATGGTCATAGGGTCGTCGCTATCGGCGTTTCGCCATACTGCGTATTGATCGTCGCCGTGATCGTCAGCGCGCGGCTGTTACCGTCGAACGAGCTCGAATAGTCGAGGATCTCGTCGACGCCTTGTGTGTCGAGAATGCGCGCCTTGATGACAGAGTCGTATGCGTCCTTCGTGTACTTGCCTAGCACCTCAGTGCGCCACGGCGTGCCGTCGGTCGTGTCGAGGAACCATTCGCCTGTGTACAGGCCGAGGCGCGTCTTGACCGCCTGTGCGACTGCTTCCGGCTGGTCGCGGTAGAAGTCCGCGTCCTGATTGCCGAAGACGAAGTCGCCGCTGGCGTCTTCCTTCCGATAGCGCATGTGTTACCTCACTGCGGCGGGCCGCCTAAGCCAGAGCCGCCCGAATTGGTGTGCTGGTGCGAACTGTCGATCGCGTGGCCGTTCGACGTGATAGTGCCGACGAACTGAACTGCACCGTTGATGACTGACGCAACACCGCTCGAGATGCTCCCGGTCATGCCGGCCAACCACGACAGCAAGCCTTGGATGATGACCGTGCTGCTGAAATACGCCGGACCGTTCACATAGAAGCCGCCGGGCGCGGTGACCGTGACTTTCTTTGTGCTCGGGTTCAGGTCAATGTATGTCGTCCCGTCGTTGCTGCGTAACTGCGTGCTCGCTGTGCTCACGCCGCCGATCTTCGTGACTTGGGAGAAGAAACCGACGAACGCAAACCCGTCGCTGAGATCGTGCATGCGCGGCTCCATCGGAACCTGAACGCCGCCGGACTGCCACCACGCATCGATGCAGCGCGCCGCGAATACGACGAGGCATTCATCGCCCTTGGAAACCGGGAACGTCAGCGTGCAATTGCCACCTCGCGGGAAGTGCACCGGCACATCCACGAGCAGAGGCATATTGACAAACTGCGCCTTGCCATCGATGCCATTGACCACGCCCTTGATCGAAATCTGGACAGTGGCCGTGAGTGCTGCCGGGTCAAAGGACTCAATGAGACCGGGCATGGACGTCCAAAGCCCCGAGCGCATGCCCTCCATCGCGACGCGGAGCGCCTCCTCGGGGTCGTCGAAACGTTCACGGCTGTCCATTGACCACTGCGTTCGTGTAAGTCGAGGTGAGCGGCGCGGTGCCGTTGACGGCCGCGCAGATCATCTCGGAGTAGAAGTTCGTCCCGCGCGTGTCGCCCGTTTGGCTGACCGCGTAGACCTTGTAAAACCCATCCGCATCGAGGCTCGGATAGTTGTTGATCGCGGTGTAATCCGCGCCGAACTGCGCCTGCTGAATGCTTGCGTTGTCGAGTTGCAGGCGACGCCCCGGCTGAATGTTCGGATTCAGCAAGCTACGCACGACGATGCCGTCGACGGTCTGCGTCGGGATGCCGATCATTCCGGTCTGCGCGGTCAGCACGATCGCGTCACCAGGCATGACCGCATCGGTCGGCACTATGTGCAGCTGGCCGTCCTGCACCGTCCATTGCGAACCGGCCGCGCCAGCCAGCGCGCGCATGTTGTCTCGCGTCATGCCGAATAGCACCTTGCCACGCGGGAGCGCCTTGTCCGAGAACTCAGGCGTATATCCGGCTTTCACGCCGTAGCTCGCCATCGTCTGGAGCAGTGCCTTGTGATAGTCGGTTTGCGTCCATCCGGCCGCGAGCGTCGTATTCACGACTGCCCAGTTGTAAGCCTCGTCGCTGTCAGCCGCGAGGATGTCGACGAACGTGTCCGTCGCGCTCTCGCGGCCCTTGCGCATCTGCTTGATCGTTCCGCCGAAGATCTGTCCGTAGCTGCCGTCGTATCCGGCCTGCAGGAAGACCGCCGTGAACTCGTTTCGAATCGTGTTCGCAGTGGCGTCGCTGACGTTATAGATGCGGATGTTCGCGTGCTTCGGCGTCTGCACCGTCGCACTCCACACCGAAAATCGGATGTGCAGGTCGGAGAGATCGAGCCCGTTGCCCGCCGAGTCGCCGACGATCAGACTGACGCGACGCAGATATTGCTGGGCCATAGATCACGATGTCACGAAGTAGAGGTGAGACGTTGAGCCGATGTTGTCGTAGGTCGGCACTGCCGCGGCGTCGCCGTCGGTCTGCACCCACAATTCGCCGCCGAGGCCGAGGTAGGCATACTGCTCGAGCAGGTCGGCCCCCGTTACGAGCGGGATGCCGTTCACGATGCCATTGCCGTCCGCGTCGGCGATGTCGAGAAACCAGCCGCCTTGCGGCGCCGCGCGCCAGATAAGTGTCATCTGGTACTGGACGCCGGAGAGCGTGATCTGGAACGTCTGCGACGCGCTGCTAAGCGGAATCTCGAATATCGCCATCAGAAACCTATTGCGGATGAGATTGCCGTTTTTGCCCGGTACAGCAAGCTGGCATTCGACTGTTGCGGCTGCTTCGTGCCAGTATTCTCGACAGCCGCCGTTTCTTCCGGCGACGCCTGATTCTCAGCCGGCTGCAGCGAGGTCACGCGCGTTTCAACGATGATGACCTCGCGCAGCGTCGCCGACACCGAGAGCACGTTTTCATTCGCTGCGTCCGTCGTAACGGCCAGCGTCTTGATCAGCATGTTCTGGTATTGACGTTTCCCCGTCACCAGATCGAACGGCACGCGCGACGCCTGAATCTGCAGAAGCTGGTTGTATATCGTCTTCGGATCGCCGCCGCCACCGGTGAAGCTCAGCAGGCCACCGCTCTCGCCGAAGCCGTACCGGACCGTCACCTGTGCCGGATTCTTGAAGGCGTGGTCGGTTATGGCCGCGCCTTGCTCGACCGGATGGTCGGTGACCGTCAACTCATCGACATGCGACTCGTCGACGACCACGCTCGGGATGATCCCGGCGATTGACCGGCCCTGCCGAAACAGGACCGTCTGAAGCACGTTCACGCCACCGATGATCGCGGTATTGCTCAGAATGCTCATTGCACCGCGCTCCTCATGTTGCGCACGATTCGCTGGTTCACGCCGTCCTGCTGTGCCGCCACCGCGCGACCGGTCTCGTCAGCGCTTCCAGACGAAGCAACGTGGATCGTCGTGCTCTGGCTGATGGTGACCGGCGCCGCCGGAGCGCCCGCCGCGCGCGCGCCGGATGCCGCTGCGATCTGCTCGGCGCTGTACGGGTTGCGCCCGTTCTCGACCTTGATGATGGCACCCATGATGCCTTGCAGCACCGTCGGGTCATTCAGGTTGAGCTTCGCGTTCGCATCAACGCCGAGGCTGCTGGCCACAGTGTTCGTGTAGCCGGGCGTGTTGTTCTCGATTGATGGCGCGTAGGTCGAGATGATCGCGCGGACCGTGTCGATGCCGCGCTGCCCATACCGGCGCAACTGCGACGCGAGCGCTGCAAGCCCTTGTTCCGCAGTCTGAAAGCGCGCGAAACGTGGTTTTGCATGTTCCTCGAGCGTCGCGCCTTCTTGGCCCCGATACTCGAGGTTGCCCGGGTTGTTGTTGCGGATGCCGCGCGGCGCCGAAGAACTCGGAACCTCGACAATCTGGCCTTCGTCCTGATAGCCCGTAGCTGACAAGTCCGCGAGGCGCTTCTGCGCGCTAGGCGTGAGCTTGACGCCTCCCTCGCTCTTTACGGCGTCAACGTCAGCCTGGACAAATCCGCCGCCGACGTCGCTCGCACTGAGCGCGCCCTTAACTTCTTCCCAGTCGCCGGGGAGCGCCGACCAGCGGCCGGCCCACGCATCCTGCACCAGCTTGCCCAGGCCGCGCAGCGCATGCCCTAGCTTGCTCAGCCCGAATAGCGCCTTGCCGATCTGCTCTTCCCATATCGACCAGTCGATGAGCGACTTGCCGCCTTCCTTCCACGTCTTGTAATCGTCGTACAGCGCGAGGAGAGCAGTGCCGAGCAGCGTCAAACGACCGAGCGGCGTCGCGAGAAAAACCGCATTCAGGACTTTCCAGCCGGCGGCCAGCAGCGCCAGGCTGGCGACGACCTTCTTCGTGCTGTCGTCGAGCGAATTCCAGAAGTCGACCAGCGTTTCGATGACCTGCATCGCGCGCAGGGACATCTCCGACACGATGTCGGCCAGCCAGATGATTCCCTTCGTGACCTTTTCGATGACCTCGGCGATCTTTCCAAAGTTGTCGACCAGCCCCTCGCGGAAGCGCCGGATGGACGCCGTGAGCTGCTCGCTCAATGACGCCGAAATCTTCTGCCCGAGGATCGCGAATGCCGACCCAAGCGTGCGCGTCTGAACCATGAATTCATGGCTCTTCTTGCTCGCATCGCCGAGATCGAGCCCGGCCTTCGCGAGCATGTCGCGATAGTCGTTACCGAAGTCGCCAAGCCCTTGACGCAGGGCCATCAACGTCTTTTCGTCGATCCCCAGCGCCTGCGCGTAGGCATTCGCGCGGTAATACGGCATCTGCGCGAACTGCTTGCCAAGATCCCGAAGGATGTCCGACGTGTCGCGCAGCTGCCCGTTCGCGTTCTGCGTCTGGACGCCGAGGCTTTGAATCAAGCCGCTTGCGCCCGGACTGTTGCGCATGAAGCGCGCGAGGTTCTCGATGGTCTCCAGCGCGGCGCCCGCGGTCGAACCCATTTGTCCGATCGCAAAGCCGAATGCGCGGATGTTTTCCGCCGATGCCTTCGTGCGCTGGGAGGCGAAGTACAGGCGCTCGAGGTTGTCCTCGATTGCCGTGACGCTCGCCAGCACGGCCGACGATGCCGCTGTGATGCCCTTGACGAAGGATTCGAGACCGACCTTGTCGATCTTGAACCCGAGCGAAACGAGAAATTCCTTGATCAGTTCGGTTTCAGCGGCCATCTCTATTCTCGTTCAGAGCCTGTGCTTTCTGCCGATTGATCTCGACGACATCAAGCGCTTCATTCATGCGCGCAATGTCGTGCAGGCCGATTTTGCCGGACAGCATGCTCTCGTACAGGCACATACCGCGCACGCACGGGCGCATGACCCAGTCCTCACCATCGGCCATAGCAGCCCACGTTATGCCGCTGCCGGACTGTTCGCCGTCTGCTTCGCGAGCAGTCCGGAGATAAAAGGACCGATGTTGTCCCAGATGACCTTCATGGCAATCTGGGTCATGACAGGCAGCTCGATGTCGTCGAACATCAGCGCGCCGTTACGCCAGACATGCACCCAGTCCTTTCCCTGCTTGCGCTGGACGACCGCGAGGCAGTTGCTGAAGATGTACTCGACGTCCTGCTCGGACATATCCGAGAGCACATCGGCCACCGGCTGCAGCGCCTGCGCGATGACGCCGATGTCATCGACGCCCAGTTCTTTCTGGCGCTGTGCGATCGAGCCGAACGCCGGCAGCAGCTTCGGCACCAGAGGCGCGATCTTGCGCGACACGTGCAATTGCTTGAACGTGTCGAGCTTGCCGCTGCGGTACTGAACGCCGTCGATTTCGAATTCGACCATTAGTACGCCCCGAGTTCGGTGTCGATCTTGACGACGTCGAACACCCATTCGACGACGTTGCCGTCCTTCGCGTAGCCCAGATCGGGAATCTTCTTAAACGCGGCCGCGCGACCGGTCGTGACATCACCGGATGCCGAGTTCGTCACGGTGATGACGTTTTGCCCCCAGAGCGCCGAGCTCAACGACTGTGCAGTTGCGAGAGCCATCAGCTTCTGATTGATCGGTGCCGTCTTCAGATAGCGCAGCGTGATTGTTCCGGAGTTGTCAGCATGCAAGCTGTGCATGCCTTCGCCGCCCGCACCGATCGTCATCGTGTTCTTGTCGCCGGCGCGCTGAATCGTGATGCCTTCCTCGGCGTTCGCTTGGCCGTAGCCGAGCTGAAAGGCGCCGCCCGGCCCAATGATCGAAGCCTGGACATCCATGAAGCTATACGTTGCCATTCAGGGCTCCGATTATCGATTGACGTTGATGATGACGTTGGCCGAATGCACGGCACCCGCCAGCTTGATCGCACATTGATTCGTGACCGCCTTGCGCGCCTCGCGATCCGCTTGCGACTGGCTCGACACCGGCGGCGTATAGACGTAGTAGCCCTTGCCCAGCACGTCGCCCTGCGTCAGCGCGCCGAAGCCCGGCGAGTTCCACACGCCAGGTGCGATCAGGCCATTTGCCACACCCTGCGCGAGCCGCGCGCTAATGGTCGTCGCGATCAGGTTCGCGCCCGCGTCCGTCTGCGGCACCTTCGTCGGACTCGTGTAGAGCAGGTTGTACACCGCCGTCTGCACGTCGTTTTGCAGATAGTCCAGACCGTGCACCTCGTCGAAGAACGAGCCGTCGGTCATCTGGCCTTCCTGAATGATGGCTGTCGAGTTGTTGTAGTTCACGAAGACATTGCACTTCTTCGCCTTCAGCGTGGCCGCCTGCGTCTCGGTCAGCGTTTCCGCCGTGATGCCGGGCTCCTGCTTGAACTTCAACGTGATGGTCGTGCGGTTGCCGGTGAAATCCACCGTGAACGCACGTCCGTACATCGACGTGACCGCGTATGGGCTGGACGTCGAATACTGGGTGAAGGTGCGACGATACTTGGCCGCCGACAGCACGTAGGCGAGATCGGTCGTCGACGTCGGGTCGAGCGTGGCCGATGCCTGCGTAGTGATGCCGAAGATACGCGAGGGGCTGGCTGCCTCGATGAACGCGGCGACCGCGATCTGATCCGCATCGGTCAGGCCGATTGCCGCGATGGCAAGGCCGTACCAGTCGGTCGAGATGTTCGCCATCTGCGTGACAGCGGACAGCAGCGTCTCCGCGGGAATGCCCGGCACAGGAGCCGACGCGCCGGAAGCAGCGGTCAGGCCGAGCAGCGTCGAAACGTCCGTGCCGGTGCCTGCCGATGCGTAGCTGACGGTGGACGTCGCGCCGGTCGTCTTGCTGATGATGTCGAAGCGCTGGTTATTCGCGCCCCAGATCACGTTCGCCGTCGTCAGCGCGGTCGCGATGATCGCAGCGACTGCGTTCAGGTTCGCCGCGCCGGAGAAGTTCAGGCCGGTGATGTTCTTGACCGTGCCGTCGATCGTGATATTGAAGCCGCCGTTGGTGATCGCCTGGAAGTTCGCGATTGCCTGCTGCGACGTCGAAAGACGCGCGCCGTGCAGAACGCCGGACGATGCCGTCTGCGCCCACCGGCCGAGGTAGAGCAGCGCCGGCTGCGGCGACTGCGAGAAGAAGTTGACCGCCGCGAGATACTCGGGCGCGGTCGTGCCGAAATCGTTCGCCACCGCCGAAAGCGTCGTGTACGAACGGATGCGCTCGTTCGTGTCGATGACCGACGACGAACCGAGCACCAGCAGCGCGCCGAAGTTCCGGACAGCGGCCGCGGTCGGCGTCATGACGATCGACACGTTGACGACGTCGCTAACGGAAAGTCCTTGGGACATGAATATTTCTCCGCGATCCGGTTAAGGGTTGTCGCTGTGATAGTCGACATCAGCCGACAAAAGGTTCAGAACTGCATACGTGCGCGTGACCTTGCGCCGGAAGTGCAGCGTCAGGTCGTAGCGACGAATCCACTGCTCATTGACAAGATCCGGAGCCGCGCGCACGTCGCTCGTGCCGGTGAATGCCATGTCGAGCGCTTTTATCTGCTCGTTGTTCTGCGGGACATACAGCCCGTCGACGAGTTGATGCGCGAAGCCCTTTGCGTTCGGTCCGTAGAACGAACACAGGACCTCGATGTCTTCGTGCCGAAGCATCACGTCTCGGCCGTTCGGGTTTACCGCATCAGCGGCCGATCCGTCCGAGGTCGTCACTGCGTTTCCGTCACTCGTCACGACGTCTTGCAGATACGACGATTGGTGCGTGATCGCCGGGCCAGCGTCCATCGTTTGGCTCGACACGCTCAGCGCGCACCAGTTGACGCTCGCCTCCGGCTGCTTTGGCACGACCGGTTGCCAGCGCGGACGCACAAGCGAGCCGGGAATTCCGGTGATGCCCGCGACCATCGTCTGGAAGATGGCGTCGAGCGCCGCGTCTTCCGGAGGTGGTCGCGCGTCTGCCGGCGCTAGATAGCCGCCGGTCGAAGAATCGTTCGCCATGTGAATCAGCCCGATAGAGGCAAGAGGTCGCAGCTCGCGCAGACAAAGCCCGCGCCATACGTCGAATAATCGTTCACGCTGGTCACGATGTACTCGCTGCCGTTCCACACCACATGATCCGAGTCAACTCCATTCGGGCCGCCGTTGGTTAGGCGGAACACCGTGTGGACGAGAATCGAACCTGAGACGTGAGAACCAGCGGCAAGCCTCGCGAGCTCAACGCCGCGATCAGCCGTTACGACGCCGACAAACGGGACAGACTGCGTCGCGTTCGTCGCAATGCCATCGCTCCCTACGGTCTGCGTCTGGCGAATGCAGACGAGCGAATCCGCGAAGTCCGGATCGAACAGGACGTCGCTGACATCGAGTAGGGGCATGGCTATTTCTTACGGATGACGTACGTGATCGAATTGCGAAGCTGCCCGGTGTCGACGAGCGTGTTCGTGCGCGTGACGCCGCGCGCCGCGCGCGCCGCAAGGGTGCGCTCGGATAGCTTCGGCTGGATGTTGCTGTTGATCTTCGCGCGCGCGGAGTTCTGGCCCATCATGCCGGCCGCGTGCAACTGCCGCTCAGCCTGCGAGAGATCGCCCGCCAGCGCGCGCTGCGCGGCCACCTTCAGCCGATCAGCCGCCGGCTTCTGGATGTCGCGCACACCAGGGATCAGGAACGGCCGCGCCGGGATGTTATTCGCCGGTGAGCCGAATTCCTGCACGTAGCCGATCAGCGCATTCGTTGCGGGATCTCCCGACTGCCGCTCGGTGCTACTGTCCGGCACGCCGATCAGCACATCCTTTGCGCCGAGCTCGTTGATGGCCTTGATGACGTCGGCCATCCGGTCCGCTGTGATCTTGACTGGCATGGTTCAAAGCTGAACGCCGCCGGCCCCGAACATGCGGGCCATGCTCAGATAACGAATGCCGTACCCGGTCATGTTAAAGAACGCCTCGCCTTCGTACATCGTCGCCGCTGTGTTGTAGCTGACGCTGACCTTGTCGACGCTCTTCGATGCAACCGGACCCGAGATACCGCCGCCAGAACCGCCGGCCGCGCCCGCCGTCGCATCGCGCGAGGCGATGGTCAGGTGGTGCGCCGTCAAAAGCTCGATGCCGATGTCCGTCAGTTCTTCCCAGCGCGCGCTATTGACGAGCGAAGTCGAGACCTTCAGCCAGAGATTGACCATCGAGTCAGGATACTTCGTCGTGTTGGCGAACTCCGGGAAGTCTGCGCGGAACTGATCGGGTGTCATTAGCCTTTCGTCGGTGCGCGGACGGTTTCGCCCGCTTTGGTGGCGGCTTCTGCTTGCTTCTGCGCTTCCGCAGCAGCGGCTTCGTTCGTCGCGGCTTCTTCCGCCGCCTCATCACAGTGCGCCTTCGCGAACCAGTGATCGGCGTCCGCCTTTTCCAGCGTGTCGCCGACGACGTAATCCTTCGTCGAGCCGTCGTCGCGTGTCAAGGTGAAAGCCTTCTTGACGGTGCTCTTTGCCATGGCTGCCTCCTTAGATGCCGTCGCGGTATGCGATCAGTTCCGGATACACGATTTCCACGGCGCCGAGGCGGCCGTAGTACGCGACGTACTGGTGAATGCCGCGGAACTGCAGCGGCGTGCGTTGCAGCGGCACCAGCGGGAAGCGAACCTTGTCGCGCTGCTTCGTGTACGCCACCATGCGGCGCGTGCCGCCGACGCCAGCCGTTTCCAGCCACTTCACCGGCAGGATTTCGAGCGGCGTGCCGTTGTTCGCCATCGCGATCGAGTTCGCCTTCAGGAACTCGAGGATGCTGACGTTGCCAGCCGTGCTGACCTTCGTCGACACCAGGTTCGCGAATGCGGTCGGCGGAACGAGCAGGCGCGTCGGCACGTAAGAGTATCCGGAAGCAGCCCATGCGCCGGACAGCGTCGAGTTGACGTCGGCCAGAATTTCGTCGGGCGTCTTGCTGGCCCACAGCGGGGAGCCCTGCGCGCCATTCGGGACGTTCGTCGGCGCGACGAGCGGCGAATTGAGCAGGCCATACTGACCGAGGCCAGCGTCGCCCATGTACACCTGTTCGTCGACGTCGAAGTTGTACTTCCAGTTCATCGCCGTGACTTTGTCGGTGTCGATCGGGCGGCCGACTTGCATCGACGACGCCAGCTCGAACATCGACCAGCCGAGCTCCATACCCCACGGAGTGACGGGGGTCGGCACTTTGGCGTTATCCACGCCGACGCCGGTGAGCGCGGTGGTCGTCTTGCCGACCCACGACTTCTTCGAGACGGCGGTGCCGTCCGGAGCCGCGAATTCGGTGCGCGTGAACGACGAGAAGTCGTCGGCCAGCGTGATGTCTTCGCGCAGGTCGATGTCGCGCGACCACGTGAACGAGGCGAGCGGCGCGTGCAGCGTCGGGTCGAGACGCTCCAGTTCGCCGACCAGAAATGCGCCGGCGCTGTCGACAGTCGCAGCGTCGAAGGTCTGCATCGCGCTGTCCATCGTGCGAGCGCGGATGATCGCCGGAGCACCAGCGATAACGAGTTGCTTGGTCATGTGCTGATTGCCCCTTAGATGTTGTAGGCGATTTCGACGTTGCCGGAAGCGTCCGGCGCGCTCATGAACTGAGCATTCGCGACGATCACGGTGTTGGTGCCATCTGCTGCGGCTTCGATGCCGCCGATGACCTTGGCGCCCGATGGGGCTGCGACGCGCGCATAGACCACGCCACCGAATGCGGCGGTGCCTGCGTTGACCTTCACGGACATATAGCCGCGGCGAAGGACGTCGCCGGTGCCGGACGTCGGCGGGGTCGTCGAGCCGACGATCGGCGCGATGTTCTGGCCTTGGAACGGGAACGGGCGCACGAGGAAGCCGTACACCACGCTCGCGGCGTCGCCGGTTGCCAGCGGTTGAATCTTGCCGTTGACCATCTTGATGGGGATGCCGAACGCCGTCGGGGGCGTCGTGCTGTCGATGATCTGGGGTTCCGTGTCGCTCGGGTCAACGCGGGTGATCATGCCTGCGAAGCCGCTGGGCAGGCGATAGAGGTATGCGGTCATGTCCTAAAGGCTCCTTATTTGGAGTGGACCGCGCCGGCCCACATCTTGTCTGCGTTTTGCTGCATCGTGCGAATGGAATCGGTGACGCTCATCTTGCCCACGGGCTTGAGGTCAACGGTCGTACCCTTGCCGCCGCTCGCGTTGTTGCGCGCGCGCATGGCTTCGGCTGCGCTGGTGAAGATCGCGTTGACTGCCACCGGCGGCATCTTCTCGAAATCGACGGTACCGGCGCCGACGAACGGTGCGAGCACTGCCTTGCCGTCGTCCGTCTTGTGGGCGGCGGCGAGCGCGCGGCGCTGGCAGCCACACAGGTGAGCGGCGGTGTCTTTCGTGCTGGCCTTCGCGTCGAGCGTCGGCAGGCGCAGGCCCGGGGCGAGGATCTCGGCACGTGCGGGGATGAGTGCCGCGCTGTCGCCGGTATAGATCAGGACGTCTTCTTCGGACAGAACGCCGTTCTTCGCAGCCTCGGCAGCCGCCGCGACTTCGTCGTCCGTCTTCTTCTTTTCCTTCTCTTCCTCGGACTCTTCGTCGTCGGCCTTCGCCTTCTTCAGCTCCTGCAGCTCCTCATCCATCGTGGTGAGCTTTTTCAGGATCAGAGCGAGAGCGTCGCCGGTCTTCGCCTTTTCCTTCTCTTCGGCTTCTTCCTTTTCCTTCTTCAGCCGCGCTTCCTTCTCGGCCTCGGTCTCGGTTTCCGCTTCCGCATCTTTCACGAGAGCCTTGAGGCTATCGAGCCAGCTTTGCTTCTTTGCAAGGTTCGGCATAACCGTATCCTCATCTCCAATTTCGCAGCGCGGACCGCATCGGCCGCGGGGAACCAGCGCCACATGGTTGACTAAAATTCCGCGCTGAACCCCGCGGCCGGGTGAAACCTGTTGATAGTCGGCGTCATAGCCGAGAGAAACCTGTTCGACGCCATCCTTCAGGACCGCATCGATGCCTTCCTGCGTCGTGATCATCAGATCGGCGAGCATCAGGTCTGCGTCGAGTCCGTCGCCGCGCCGCACGTTGACCATCATTCCGGCGGACAACGTCTTGAAATTGGCGGGCGTAACGAACTGAGACGGGTGATTGACCGTGACCGGCTTGCCTTCGCAACTCGCCATCGTGTCCGGGTGAAACACCTCGGTCGCGTCGCGCGTGATGTGAATGAGGCCGTCTGGGCCGGGCTCAATCGGCACTTCGCCGGGCGCGTACGTCATGTCGCCAGTGCGCGCGACAGGAACGTCTTTGCAGACGAGATACCCCTCCGGCGTCATGGAGCGTTTCGGCCCGAGCTGCTGTGTGGCGTAGAACTTCATGTCATGCGTCCGGGATTACCGGCTCGGGATAGCACCGGCAGTTGTATATCTGCCCCGCGTGCGTCACCGTGCCGTCTGATAGCTTCGGAGGCGTGTCCCAGCGGACATACTTGCCCTCCATCTCTTTGTGCGAGTGGCGAACGTCTGAGTCTTTCGACGTGCGCCAGATATAACCGTCGCTGCCGAGATGCACGGCGCGCGCTTCAGTCAGCTTCGAGGCTGTTCGCGCGACTTCCGTGCGCGCGATGAGATTGGCGCGGCCCATACTGACCTCGCCAGACCGGGCGATTTCCTTCGCGATCTCTTTCGCGCGCGTGCCGTCTTCGATGCCGGCCAGCGTCAGGGCATGCACGCGCTTGGCGGCCTCGAGCGGCAGGCTCTTAATGAGCGTCACCTGTTCGGCCAGCAGCGCCTGCATGAGCTCGCCGGTCGGGGCAGAGCGGATCTCCTCGCGCAGCGCGCGCGACATCTCATTGGCATGGGCAAACCACGCTTGCTCGTCGCGGGCATTCACCTCGCCGAGCATCTTCGAAGCCGTCGCCGTGGCCCAAGGGATGAGCACCTCGGCGTACTTCGCCAGCAGATCGCTGATAGTCGGGACCGACGCCGGATCACCAGGGGGGAAGCCGTCGATGATCATGCCAACCTGCTGCGCGACCTTGCGCAACTGGCCGGCGTACGTCAGTTCAACCCGCCGCGTTTTGATCGCTTCCCGGTTCCGGTTGCGTTTCCGCTCCCGGTCCGTTGTTCGTTTCCTCAGCATTGGGCATGTCCAAAACAGGCGGCGGATCGTTCTCCGCTTCCGCGATCATCTCGTCGGTGATGTTGCTGAAGATGCCGGTCGCGTGGCTGGAGCCGCGCAGTTCCTTCATGGCCGTGGCGCGGTCGATCGCCTGCAGGTCATAAGCTTTCGTGACTGCATCCGCTACCGTGCTCGCGACGGTTGCCTTCTCCGTGTCCGACATCTGCTCGAGCGAGCGGAACTCGTGCGCCAGATCCTCGGGCGGCTCGCTGCCGAGCTCCGAGCGCCACGTCAGATCGAGGATCACGTCGAACGGGCTGCGAAGGCGGCGCTCCTGCTGCTGCTTGATGTTGTCGTGGTACATCGCCAGATCGGATTCGCCGGTGGCATTCAAGCCGGCAGGCGACTGCCCAAAGAGGCGAACGAGCGGAATCTGAAGCGCGCCGGACAACTGCTGTCCGAACTGCAGGAGCACGTTGTCCAGACCGGAAAACGTGAACTGGTGCGTGCCGAAATCGTCTTCCGCGTCGATCAGCGTCAGACCTTCATTCGACTGGAAGCGCCGGATGAAATCGACGTTGCGCAGCAGCGCGCGCTCGGCCGGGCCGCCGGAGGCGAGGATCTCTCGCAAGCCCTTGACCTTCAGCGTGCGCAGATGCGCCTTGTACACGAGCTGCGCGACGCCCATCGTCGTGCTGTCGAACGCAACCAGCCGGTCGTACAAACGCTCGATGACCGATTGCCCCCAGCCTTGCTCGCTGAAGCGCTGCTGATACGGCAGGTCGACGCCATCGATACGCACGACGCGCGAATAGTGGATGACCTTGCCGTCGAGCGGCGTCTGGCTGGTCATCACCGTGTAGTTCAGCGGCTCGCCGAAATGCGGCCCGAAATCGGATACCTGCTCGGTCAGAGACGGCTGGCACATCCAGCGGTCGAGGACATAGATGCCCTTGAACTGCCCCTTGCCGACCGTCTCCGGACGCAAAGGAGTCGCCATGTTCTGGCCGTCGATCAGCAGCACGCCGAGCGCGCCACCATACAGGCGGCCCCACTTGATCGTGTCTGCGAGTTTGTCCCAGATGCCCAGACGTTGAAGCGCCTTGTACATCCGCTCCTTGTCGTCCGGGTCGACCTCGTCGCCGGTGATTTCAATCCCGGCGCGCGTCATATCCTCAGCGACGACGTCCACCGCCTGCCCGACGACCCAAGACGAGCGATACATCGCTTCGAGCTTGATGCGGTTGCGGCTGATGAAGTCGAACTGATACGTCGAATTGCTGGACTGGTTGTCCGTGCCGACGCCGACGCGAGCCGCGAAGTTCGCGAAGCTATCTTCCGCGCGCCAGCGGCCGGCTGACTCCGCAGGCTTTGCAGCAGCGGTTGAATTTGCTCGCTTTCGTGTCATCTGAATGTCTAGTCGGCTAGGCTGGCCCACACGTCAAGCGCGCGCGCACCGGGCGCGAAGCACATGACGAAGGCGTCTGCGAGGTTCGGCGAGGCAACATCACGCTTGGCGAGATCCTTTTTGCTCTCGACCTTGACCCGACCGTTCTGGTCGTAGTCGCGCTTCGGCGTCGACAGTTCGTCGATCAGCCGGTCAAGATGCGGTGTGTCGCTGGAAATGCTGATGAGCTGGTCGTCCGCGAACTTCTCGCCGCGGCGCACAGCGTTAAACGTGTTTCGGAAGCGGTCAGCCAGCATCCACCAGGCTTGCGCCTTGATGTTCGAGAACATGTCCTTGTTCGTGATGTGCGGCTGGTACTTCCGGTCCGGCTCCCATACCTGAGCGCCGGCATTGAACTTGTCGTAATTCACTTCGGCGATCTCGCCTGCAGCGCGGCGTTCTTCATTGATCTCGCCGAATTTCGCGCCGCAGCCTGCACCCACGCCAATCGAGTCGTAGGTAATAGACGCGCCGCGCGATGCCGCTGCGGAGTAGGTGCGCGAGCAGCTTTTCAGCAGTTCGTCCTCGCCGGCCTTCCATTCGTCGAGCCAGCTGACGACCGAGCCGTGCGCATAGACTGCCGCGCACTTGTCAGAGCCGCTGTCGGCAACGTCGAAGCCGATGCGCTTAGCGCCTGACGCCTCGAAGCCCAACTGAATATGAGCGTCGATCGCGGCCATGATCCACGAGCGCTTAATGATCGAGTCATCGTCATCGTCGCGCGGCACACCTAGATAGATGTGCTCGTAGGTCTCGAAATCCTCTGCCTTCGCCGCCTCGATGATCTCCAACATGGTGTCGGAGAGAAACGGGTTCTCGGTGTAATTGATCTGCCGCACGACAGTGCGTGGCGGCGGATTTGTCACGAACCGCTTGTAGACGAAGTCCGTCGACAGGCGAGGGTTGAAAATGATCCAGAACTGAGAGCCGGACTTGCGCAGCGTCGGATTCAGAACTTCCCACTGCTCCTCGGTGAGGTTGTGCGCCTCTTCAATCCAGCAAACGTCGATGCCTTCAAGCGACTTGATTTCGTCGATCGAGCGCCACAGACCGTAAAACAGGAACTCGCTTCCGGTCGCGCGATTGATGATCTTGTCGCGCTGGATGTCGAACCGATGCGACAGGCCGAACCGCTCAATCTGGATCTTCAGCAGCGAATAGACCGACTCAGCGATCTTGTTTTGGAACTGCCGCGCGCAGAGAAAGCGGATCGAGTATGTGTTCGCGAGGAAGACCGCAAACCCCGCCGCATCCCATGACTTCGACGAAGCCCGGCCGCCGTGCAGCACGCGATTGCGCGCCGATTGCTTCCAGAAGCCTCGCAGCGCCGGGTTAAGCGTCGCCCTCTTCGACATCTCCATAGAAGTGATCCAGCCCGACGGGCGTTTCGTTTGCGCCGCCCTCTGCTGCCGCGTTAATGCCGTATGCCTCGCGCTCCAATCCGACCAGCGTCTTGAGCGTGTCGGAGAGCGCCTTCATGTTCGATACGCGGCCGGACATCGAGATCGCCTTCTGATACAGGTCGTTCCGCTTGTCCTGGCCTTTGTCGTCCGGCGCGCGGAGGATTTCTCCGAGTTGCTCGAACAACTCCATGTTGCCGGTGACCGATTCAAGCTCGGCCAGCAGCGCCATCGCAAGGTTGCGAGAGCGCGAGATGTCTTTGCGGTGCGCCAGGCGAATACCGGCGATGACTTCCGCGTTCGCATCGATGATTGCCAGATCGGAAACCGTGGTTTCCATGGCAACCGACTTGGCAACTTCGCGCTTGGCAACCAGCGCCTCAGCCTTGTCCTGTATGCGTTTGCTCAGATCGCGCACCCAGCCTTCGGCCTTCGCGCGCTTCTGGATTGCTGTATGCGAGATGCCCTGAGAAGCAGCGATTTCCCTTACCGACAACACGCCGGCCCGGTAATCGCCTTCGATGCGCTCCCAGTCCGGCGCGGCTTTCTTTGGCTGCGCCATGATTCCCTCAGTACGTTTCGATGCGCTTCGCGAGCGCCTTCGAATACAGGCGCATCCACTTCAATTGATCGACCATCCAGTACCGCTCGGCCGATTTGACCTTGTTCGCTTCCGGCGAGTTGAGGAAAGAGCCCAACTCCAGAATCTTCTGGTCCACGGCGGCCTTCTCGTCCATGACACTTTTCTGATACGGCAGCATCATGGCGGTCACTCTCGAAAAAGAAACGCCCGCGACACGAGGAGAGCCGCGGGCGTGAACCCCACACAGGAGGCTGAAGGAGACACCGGTTTTAGAAGAGAGACTTGATCCGGTTGAAAATCATGACGATCTCTGCATCCGCGTGCGCACCGAAGCGGATGAGATGCCCGAACAATTCCTCCATGAGAACATGTCCGGGATGACCTGGTCGGTGCGGTGGAGGAGCGCAGACCTGCGGCTCCTCGGTCACGGTGCCGGAAATGGCCTTCAGTGGCCGATAGGTTTCCGGCATGGACATCACTCCGGCGTGACGGTCGCGCTGAGCGATGCGAGCGGGATGTACGTGGCGTTCGACGGCTGGCTGCCGTCGCCTTGGCCCGGATCGGCCGGCACTTCGTTGCCGTCGACGAACGTGGTCGACACAGCATCGCCCAGCACTGCGCCCGCCGTATCGAGCAGTTGCGCGGTTGCCTTGAACGTGCCGTCGGCGAGGCCGGAGAACGATGCGGAGTTGCCGTTGACGTCTTGCGTCTGCACGATCGCGCCATTGGCGTCGACGATCGAGAAGCGGGTTGCGCCCGAGCCGAGGCCGGTCGGCGATGCGACAGGTTCGTTGCCCGAGGTGACGGTGAGGTCTACGCGGTAGGTCATTTGATGCTCCAGAAACGAAAACGCCCGCGGCATGCGGGCTGGGATGGCGAGAGCGGCCGGTGCCGATCTCCGGCTTGCTGGCTGCTGCGCGCGCGTTGTTCTTTCGCTCTCACGACTGGCGAGTCACTATCAGGGAGACTTCTGCCTGTCTTACTGCGCTGCTGCCCGACCGAGCGGGACGAGTCTTACGCGGATCATCGAGGCCTTGCTCGTCTATGACGGGAGCAAATCGCCATGCGTGAGAACGCAAAAAAGCCCGCTCAGTGGCGGGCTTCGGAGACGACTTTGCCTCCCAACCGGGAAGCGAAAGCTCACGCGCTAGGCGGATTCAGTCATCTGGCGCGATTATAAGAATGTTTCCAGCGGTTTACAAGCATCCGTCCGAAGAATTTTCACGAAATCTGACGCGCGGATGCGCGCGATGCTCTGAGCGAGTGATTTTTCCGACTCCGCGAGCACCAGGCTAAAGTGCCGACCACGCAGCACGGCGCCGTGGCTCTTCCGAAGCCGGGTCTGGACCTGCTCCGGCGACATACGCCAGACGTAGGTGTACTTCAGCACCCACTTGTGCACGTGATTCGGCATCGCCGCCCACGCGGCCTCGACCAGCCATCCGTCCCGCTCCTCCGGCTTGATGACAACCGGCACGTTGGTCGCGTCACGCAGCGCGACATAGAGCCGCGCCCACTGCGCGCAGACACCGTCCTGAAACTTTGGCATGCGCACAGTGCGCCCCCAGTTGTCGAGCCGCTGCTCAAGAGTGTCGAAGTTCATAGCGCTCCTGTGTCGTAATTTTTGCATCTGCGGCTTTTCCAGTCGTCCTGCCAGTGCTTCGCGCGGTCCCGCTTGCACGCCATGTAGCTGACGTCGAAGAGGCGCTGCTCGATGAAGTGAACGCAGCCGCGGCACGTGCGCGCCTCGCGTTCCTCGAGGATGACTGCTGGGTCTCGATAGTCGCCGCGCCTCAATTCACCACCTCCAGCTTTCCGGATTCCATCAGCGCGACGTAGGTCTTCGCGATCACCTCATCCTCAAATGCGCGCCGCTCGGACTTCGTCATCTTCCCGCCCTGGTCGAGCATCGAATGGCACGCGACGCACAGCGCGGCGATGCGCGCGTCGCTCGCCTTAATCGCCCCGCCCTTCCCGTAATTGCCATGCGCGGCCTGCGTCGAAAGCTCCAGCCCGCAGTTCACGCACGGCAGCGTGGCCACGGCGCGGCGCAGCTTCTCGCTGCGGAACGTCTTCGGCTTCGGGATACCGATCAGGCGGGCGGTCATCGATCGAACTCCACGCCGAGCTCGCCCGAGCCATACGCCTGAACCTGCTCGATGAACTCGGAGAACTCACCGACACTCATCTGGGTCGTCGACTTGCGCCGCGTGACGATCTCGCCGTCGGGCAGCACCAGCTCGTCGAGCACGCCGAACTTGCGCGCGAAGAACTCGTGCCACGCGTCCTTATCGAACTGGCGGCCGTCGACCCATGCCTTTTCAGCGATCTGCTTCAGGATGCCACCCCAATAGAAGCGGTTCTGCTGCGCGTTACGCTGCTTTTCTTCGGCCGTGACGATTACGCGGAGCGGCTCGCCGCGTTCGGCATAGGCTCCACAGTTCGCTTTCAGGAACGCCACGAGGTGATGCCCGACGCCGGGCGTGTGCATAAGGAACTCGCGGTAGAGGATCGGAGTCGTCATTTCGTCACCGGCGCCGGTTGCTTGGTCCAATCCCGGCGCTTCACGCCGGTGGCCGCGAAATACGGATCGAAATCTGCGGGGAGCATTACGCAGCCTCCTTGAAAGCGTGTCCTTCGTCGATTCGGCGGTGAACCTCGGCCAGCGCGTCGAGTACGACCTTTTTCGTCGCCACGTGCATCTGCTCGTCGTGCAACGCGATGGCGTCGCGCACGTCGTTGAACGCGTCGCCATCGAATCCCCACTTGCCGCACTTGCGAGCCCGGTCGCGCGCACGGACGGCGCCGGCCAGAGCGGCATTTACGGTTGGCATAAGCGCCGCGCCGTATCCGCGCTCGGACAGCACCAGCGTGATGTTCAGCGCGCACACCACCGTCGACCAATGCTCTTCGGTGCCGCGGCCTTTCAGCATCTCGTCGAGCGCGACGTGGTATGCGATGCCGAGATCGGTGGTCTGGCTCTTGTCCATCGGCGTGCGGCGCTCCAGCACATCAATGCTGCTCGTGCGGCTGATCACACGCGGGCGGTACTGCTTCCTCGGTTTCTTGTTGCCGGCCATCACATGGCTCCTCGTTGTGTTGCCGTGACTGCTACGGCTAATGCCGACCACGCGTGCGACGCGACGCCATACAGCGGGCCGGGTTCTTTTTTTGTGCCGACTTGCGGTGTCTTTCCGCCGCCGGTGCGCGGGAACATGTCGAGCAGCGCCTGGCGGATGTTCGGGTCTTTGGCTTGCGGCGAGCCGCACAGGTGCAGCTTCACGTCGCGGCGGTAAATCATCCTGACAGCCGCCGGATCGCGTGATGCCTGCACAAATCGGCCGATCCAGACGCACGTCTCGAATACTTCTCGGCCTACTGCCATGCCGTAGCTCGCGATCATTTCGATGGCGATCTCGAATGGCCAGTCGTCGACCATGTCGATGATCTCGGCGTTGTCGGCCACACCAGAACGCTGCACCTTTCCATCGACGAAGAAGCAGAAACCGCTTTCCGAAGTGCCAGGATCGATGGCAAGAATCACGCGGCCACCTCGTTACGCTTGTTGATGACCGACCGGCGAATGGCAGCGAATTCGTCGTTTCGGTTAGCCGCCTGGATGCCCGCACCGGACAGGACGGCATCCTCTGCGTGACGCAGTACTTCAGGAGGAAGTGACGAGCCGTTGCGCGCGTGCCCGGTTTTGACCATCTCAAACGCCCAGCCGACCGCGCCCACGTTCAGGCTGCTTGCACGGCGCGCGGCGCGCTGGATCTGCGGCAGGTTCTCGCCGATCGTTTCGGCCGATGCGCGCACGCCATCCGGAAGCTGCGGAGCCGCCGAGGCTGCGTTCTCGATCCGAGCCTGCTTGCAGTGCGCGATGAATTCGGGAAGCGTCGGAGCCTTGACGATCGCGGTCAGGTTGTCGCTGCCTGCCTTGAGTTGCGCCTTCGACAGCTTGGCGAGTTCGACCGCCCACGCCTTCTGGACCTCGACCGGATTCGTGCCGCGCCAAGCATCGGCAAACCGGGCGCCGTAGAACGCGCTCATCTTCGAGAACAGGACTTCGATCCACTTGCGCGGCAGCGCGTTTTCGGGCCAGTCGTCACGAGAGTCGGGTTGCTGCAACGTCGACAATTCGGTCATCTGATTCATTTCGTCGGCTCCGGCCGGTCAGTGCTGCGATGGTTTCTGCGCGTTCGTCGTGGTAGCTGCGGTGCTGCTGAGGTCGAGATCGGCCGACAGGAGGCGGCCGGGACGCGTCAGCCGTCCACCGCTGCGCGATCGCCACCACGAACCCAGCCTTGATGCGCCCAACGGGATCGGCTGCTTTCGCTTCGGCGCATGCAGCCTCGATCGTTTCGACGGTGATGCCCGCCTCTGCTGCGGCAACGATGCGGGGGTCGCCGGGCTGTGCCTCGATGGAGTTCCGACGCATTGCAGCGGATAGGTCGGACGGTCGGACGCTTGCGCGAGTCTCACCACCTACGTCTGCCCTTTCCCCTATGTTTTTCTCTTCTTCTCTTCTCTTCTCTTCTCTAGGCGTCACAGCGCGTTCTTCTGCGTCACACTGCGTCACAGATGCGTCACCGCGCGTCACAGATTTCTCAGAAGCCTTTCGTTCCCGATAAGCGCGCGTCCGCTCTGCGCTTGAGTCTTCGCGTTTCGGCTGACGCTTGTCCCAGCTAGCGATTCGACCGTCGACGATCAGCCCCTTCAGGACGAAAGCATCGAGGATTCGCGAGCACGTACCGTCATCCACATCGAGCAGCGCGTCATGTGCGTCACAGTCGAAACCTGTGACGTCACCGCGCGTCACAGACGCGTCACCATCTGTCACATTGCTTGCGCGCTCGAGAATCGCCACCCAGACAGTGATGACGGACGTGAATGAGCAACCGGACTTACGGGCAACCCAACGAAACTTCGGGTCGGTCAACGTGCCGTGCCACCAACGGAACCAGTCCATGATTAAGCCTTCGGCAATCCGAGCAGTTCTTGGCTCTTGCCGGTTGCGACGTCGCGCACGGTGCCGCGCTTCTGAAGCCGACTGGCGTCCAGAAGAGCACGAACACGTCCGCAGACGCTCGAGAGTTTGAGATTGGTGCGCGCGGCGATTTGCTCGCGCGTGAGAAGCGTTTCCTTGCCGTCGAAGCAGTCCATCACCATCTGCTGCGTGGTGCTGAGCTGCTTGACCGTCAGCGAATGAAACGACGCATGCTGGGTATCAGACACGCGTCGACCCGAGATCGGGCTGTGAAAATCATGTTCCATCTGGGCTCCCAGTGAGGAGAACTAAATCGGTGCAGAAGAAAGCTCGCGACGAACTTGCTTGTGTATCGACTCTTCCCAGCATTACCGGCCTCGTACCGGTCCTTCTCGTCCGCCAGTGGTCTGGCGAGTCATTTATCCCGGCGATTCCCTATGTGGGTCGCGTAAAAAGCGACTACTTCGGGGTGAAGCGCACCGTAGACCGATCGCAAAACGTGATAACCAACATATTTCTGGAACGAAACGCCGAGTCGAAGCGATTCCGCGACCAATTCCGCTGCTTCTGGAACGGGAAGCTCCGCTGCGAGATGCGTTTTTCCGTCGCTCATGCGTGCACCGCGCTCCCAGACTGGGACGGTTCGACACTGACGCCGATCAGGTTTGCGGGCAAAGTGCCAACTGTGCCGAAGAGAAACAGCTTCGTGATTCGAGCAAGCGCAGCGGAATCGCTGTCGATGCCGTAGAGCGCCTTGAAGGTCTGCATGCCGTCGTACACGGCATCCTCCAAGCGCGTCTTTACTTCGTTGCGGAACTCTGCTTTTCGGGACATGCCTTTCTTCTCCTTTAAAAGAACAATGATGAAGCTGACGCAAAAACGGGTGCGGCAAAAAATGATCGAAGGTCGTCGGCTACGACGTGACCCGGTCCGTCAGAAAAATGTCGGGGTACTCGAGCTTGACGGCGGGAGGGATGCCGCGCTCCTTCCAGTTGTGGACGCGCTGAACACCGCCTCGGGAGTCGTACCCAAGCAGCTTGGCGAGCTGAGCGGCACCACCGAGCTCATTGATGAGTCGTCGGTCTGCCTCGATAGTGAGAGTTTTCTTGTCCATGCCTCATTAAACACCACGTTTAAACAAAAGTCAAACGCTTTGTTGAACAACGAAGTGTTTAAATGCGCGAACATCACGCGCATGCACGAGACTATGAAACGGCTATATGAGGCGGCCGAAACGCTTCATGGCATAACGGGGCAGTCCGCCGTTGCCAATTTCCTGAACGAGTCTCCGCAGTTGCTTAACAACTGGGAGCGAAGAGGCATTTCCAAGAGTGGCGCGTTCAAGGTTGCGCATGCCATCGGCTGCAGCGTGATCTGGCTGGTGTCTGGCGCAGGGAGGATGGCTGACACTGTTAATCCGCACTTTGCGGCGGGCTTCGCAGCCTCTGCCGAGATGGACGAGGAGGACAGCGACAACGAGACAACGGATGTCTCAAAATCGAACGAAAATGCGAAAAAAAATTCCTCAGCACCTTACGAATCTATCCGTTATTCTGTAGACAAGACTCGCTTCCGCCGTGTTTTCGTAGTAGGAAAGGCGCAAGGGGGGATGCCTGAAAGAATATGGACAGATGGGGATTACCCGGTGGGTGCTACCGACAAATATGCCGAGATTGCGACGAGCGATCCGCACGCATTCCTAACGCCGATCGTCGGCCATTCAATGGCCCCGCGCTACAACCCTGGCGAGTTCGCCCTAGTGGAGCCTGCGACCGAGCCTGAGCTGGAAGATGACGTGCTCGTTCGCCTCACGACAGGCGAGACGATGCTGAAGAGGCTCCTTGCACGTCGAGGCGGGATTCGCCTCGGCAGTTACAACGAGCCCGACGTGCGCACTTACCAGCCCGAAGAGATCACCTGGATGTATTACGTCGCGCACCCTGTCCCGGCGCGCAAGATCAAGCAGCGCATATGAGCCCCCTATCGTCCCGGATCGGAGCTGCGCTGCTGGTCGCCGTGACGATGGCGCCGGCCTACGCAACGGCACAGAAGTCCATGAGCGATCAGGAAATCGCGTCGATCATGGGGCTCTGGCAGAAGCGTTGCCGTGATTACGCAGTCGGAGAAAGCCAGCCGTCGCTGGAGAAGCGTTGCGTCAACATGGTTCTCGGCGACGTAGCTGATGTGGATCGCCTGCAACAGGACAGCACCGTCACCGACGAGATGTGGAACCTGTGCAAGATCGAGAGCGGCTTCACCCGAACGCAAGACTTCCACGAGTGGGCCGCCTGCATGCGCGTCGCCAAGACGCGCCCCTGGCTCCGAGCGCAGTAACCACCCTCCTCCAACCCGCCGCCCGGCGGGTTTTCTTTTGCCGTCGCCGCTTCGCCACGCGAAAAAGTGTCGCGCCTCTAAAAAATTTTGCCCAAATCTAAACAAAGCGTTTGACACGTGTTTAAACGTCGTGTTTAATACAACCATGCGCTGAACGAACAGCGCAACGCCGAAACCGGCGACGCTCTTTAAACATGACAAGTGATAAACAGGCGTGTAATCGCCCTGCCCATGGCCCGGACGGCAGAAAGTAAAAGTCTCGGAAATGGCGGCCAGATGAGCTGCTACCGAAAGGCGCCCAGCGAACAGTGGCGAGGTAACTGACGCAAACAGCACGGACCCGGAGCCGACCAGATCGGGAGTAGCCGGGTTCTGCGTGACAGTGGACTGATGAATGACCGTTCGGGGAGCGGTCATTTCTTAGTCCATTGAGATGAGTACTACTAAAAACGTTGGTTTATCAAGGCGCATCCGCTGGGTGCTCCATGACAAGACAACGAGGTGACTAGATGACCCTTGCATCAATTGGCTTTCGATTTCTCGTGTGCCCGTCACGCATAAGGGGCGAATGGCACCACCCGAGCGGAGTAGTCACCCTTTTGACCGCCGGGTGGATCGACTGCACGGTCATGAACGACGAGCAGTTCAACGACTTTATGGGAGTGGCGACAGCATGAGCCTCGCAAAAACAATGAGCATGGGCGACCACGCGATCGACGTCGGCATCGCCGAGATGGACCGCGAAG